ATGGCAAAAGCGTTCACAACTAAGTCAATCGAAGCCATGAAGCCCGACCCTGAAAAGCGGCTAGAGGTTCCAGACCCCGCCCTGTCAGGCTTGTATCTGGTGATCCAGCCTAAGGGCGCAAAGTCGTGGGCGTTGCGGTATCGTTATGGCGGCAAGCCCCGCAAGCTAACCCTTGGTAAGGTGCCTGCGCTCTCACTCGCAGATGCAAGGAAAGAGGCAACAAAGGCGTTAAGTGCTATCGAGAGAGGGCGCGATCCGGGCATAGACAAGAAGCTGGAAAACGCTTCGCAACGGGCGGGTGACAGTAAAGTGCGAACGCTTATAGGTGAGTTTGATAAGCGTTACCTGTCCAAGCTGAAAACAGGGAAAGCGGTCCGGCAATCGCTGGATCACAACGTGACGCCTATCATTGGTGATATGGACGTAAAGGACGTGACACGGCAAGACGTGGTGCGGCTGCTGGAGCGTATTGCAGATGCTGGCAAAGGCACCACGGCAAACAGGGTCAAGGCTTATCTGTCAAAGTTTCTTGGCTGGTGTCAGGATCGTGGTGTGATCGACCAGTCGCCCATGATTGGCCTAAAGCCGGTATCAGATGAAAACCGCCGCGAACGCCCCTTATCGCTGGATGAAGTCGCTCTAATATGGAAGGCTTGCGAGTTAGAGCCTATGCCATATGGGGCCTTGTTTAAGATGCTGCTACTTACAGGCCAGCGTCGCGGCGAAGTCGCCACAATGAAATGGGCCGACGTTGACGATAACGGCGTCTGGAGACTGTCCAGCACCAAGAACGCGCAACGCCATGACGTGCCCCTTCCAGAGGCCGCACAACGCCTGCTGGACGCCCTGCCCCGCATTGGGGACTACGTGTTCACGACCAACGGCAAGACGCCCTCTACATCGCTATCCAAGCCCCATGCACGGATTGCCGCAAAGATGGTGGAACTGGCTGGGCACGACATTCCCCACTGGACGCCGCATGACATCCGACACACCGTAAAAACGCAGCTGGCGGCATTGGGTGTCCCGCTCGACATAAGGTCGCGCTTAACGAACCACGTCTCCGATATTCCCGTGATGGACCGTCGATACAATCACGCGACTTATGAACAAGAGAAACGCGACGCCCTGAACGCATGGGCGAATCACTTAGTCACTTAGTAGTGAAATAGACTATTCTGCTTTGTCTAGCACTTCGTGATAATTGTTTCAAAAAAAGTTAGACATGAAAACAGTAGCTTAAACAAAAAATTGCCAAAAAAATATCTTGACATTCAATTAAAAATGCGGGTGACTTGCGTTGCGGCCTGTTTTGAACTATATTCCATAACAAGGCGTAAAGTGCGCGCGGGTGGTATGTGTGATTGCCCGATAAGACAAAGCCCCGCAGAGTGCTGGTAACACTCAATGCAGGGCCGGTAAGAAGACTTTCTCCTTGTCTCTTACCTCTTAGATAGCACGATCTAAGTAGGATTGCAAGATGCAAAGCCAAACTAAAGAGTATATGAGTGCAAAGGAACTGTGCACTAAACTAGATATTACGACCCAAACGCTCTGGCGCTGGAATGGCGACCCTGAGGTGAATATGCCGAAGGCACTCAAGATCAAAGGCAAGCGGTTCTACCCTATCGCCGAGGTTCAAACTTGGCTTGAACAGGCGCGGGGTTAATCAACATGACAATCGGGGAAGGAAAGACCGCCCACGAGGGCGGCAATGAGGACGTGCGCGATACGGTCGAAAAATGGAACGAACGGGTGAAGGATTATCGAGACAAAGCGGGTGCGGATGCTGCACTGCCAGCCGGTGCGCTTATAAACCATCCTGCATGTGAAGGGCTGGCGTATGTGTATCGGCAAGCGTTCTACGTTGCCAGTGTCGAGGATTCCGAGACTTGGGCTTGCGACCTGTTGGCCAAGGTTTCCCATGACGAGGATGGCAATATTCTGATCGACGGGAAGGGACGGGCATACGCCAACCAACTTATCGAGTGGTCAGAAATCACTGCGGACCGTGCCGCCGCTCAGGGTTGCATTGCTGAATGCGGGTATGCGACCAGAATGGCGGATCTTTGGTCTAGGCTGAAGATCGTGATTTGGGAGTCCGACCCCGCTGAAGATACGATTACCTTTGCTCTGCGGGGTGCATCTGTATGACCAAAATGGATGCAATCGAACGCTTTTTTGCAGGCGATGATGACGCGCTCGCCGAGATCAAACCATTCAAGCCAAAGCCTGCCCCCATTAAGGGGGCGGGTCTTGCAGCTATGGCCGCTGGACAAGAGCACAAACCCCTGACCTTTAGCGTTGCGGACTTAGAAGGCATTGAACCCGCTGAGCGTAAATGGATTGTCCACGGATTTATCCCTGACCGCCAAGTGACGCTTCTGTATGGCGACGGTGGAACGGGCAAATCCCTTATTGCGCTTCAATTGACGGTTTCGGTCGCATTGCGTTCCAAGCGGGCCTTGCAATCGTGGCTTGGTCGTCCCGTGATCGAAGGCAGCGCACTTTACATCGGGGCCGAGGATGAACAGGACGAAATGCACCGGCGGCTTGCTGATATGGTGGCGCATGAACAATGCACTTGGGCTGACCTTGAGCGGCTGCGCATATGCTCACTAGCGGGCGAGGATGCTCTTCTAGCGGACTTGGGCCATGGCGGGAAAAAGCTGCAAGAGACTGCGCTCTACAAGCGGCTTGATGCTGAAATTGGGCGTTATTCAGATACCAAGGTTGTGGTGCTTGATACCTTGGCGGATATGTTCGGCGGTGAAGAGATAGACAGAAAACAGGTGCGGGCTTTCGTCAATATGCTGAAACGGCTTGCCATTAAGCACGATTGCGCCGTGGTAATGCTGGCCCACCCTTCCAAGTCTGGCATGACGTCCGGGCGCGGGGATAGCGGCTCGACTGCATGGAACGGGTCTGTCCGAGCGCGGCTATATTTTGAATTTGATGCTGACAATAACGGCAACATAGACGATCCCGACGCGCGAAAACTAACCGCCATGAAAATGAATTATGGCCGGACGGGTGAAAAGATTGCCGTGCGATATGATAGTGGCGTGTTTAAGCCGGAAGCGGCGGCAAGCGGGCTGGATAAGACGGCGGCAGACGCAAAGGCCGAACGGGTATTCCTAACGTTGCTGGATGACTTCACGAAACAAGGCCGCAATGTGAAATCATCAAAAGCCAGTGGATATGCGCCCAAGGTTTTTACAGATTCAGGGCAAGCTGAGGGCCTCAAGAAGATCGAGCTTCACGCGGCGATGGAACGGCTATTTGCCAAAGGTCAGATTGTCGAACGGCTGGGGGGCAGCGGGCCACCGTCCAAGCAAACTATGCGCATTGTTCGCGCTTGCTGAACCTAAGCACGGGCCTGCGATACCTATGCAAAACCCCCTGCGAAACCTAGGTGCAGACCCCGTGCGAAACCTATGCGAAACCCACGCGAAACCTATGTGCTGCCAGACCCCCTATAACCCCCTATGGTTGCGCGGGCGCTATACGCGCCCCGCGCAACCTAAGACCTAACCCACTTTGCCCCATGCCATGCCTAGGCGGTATATTCTGGGCATGGCATATCCCCACGCGCGACAACCTGACAACCTTGGCGACTTTGGCCAGCTTGCCCCGCTAACGCGGCTGCAACGGTCTAGGCGTAATCAGTGGAACCGCGATCAAAACGAATGGGAGCGGATGCAGGCGCGGCGTATAGCGCAGGACTTAGCTGCATTCGGAGATCAACGTTATCGCGGTGTTCGGGTGCAGGTCTTCGCCGAAGCCTTCCTTACTTTGGGGGCATTGTGTGCCGCTAAGGCGGGGTTTAGTCGCGCCGATATTCAAGAGTTTGTCGAGGCCGAGCAAGCCAAGGCCACGGGTCCCAATAGCTTGGGCGTGGGGAGGGCTGGCAACGCGGGTGGGGGTTCTTCTTTCCCATTTCCCAAAAAGTCGGAAAAAAACGATGGCTAGACCAACAAAACAAGGCGCTGCGGCAATTGAGTTTCTGGAAAACCTGATAATTCCAGAGGGAAAACAGGCCGGAAACCGCGTTAAACTCGCAAAATATCAAAAGGCATTCATTAACGGCGCTTTGAAAAAGGACGTCATGGTGGCGTGTTTGTCAATCGGGCGCGGCAATGGCAAGACTGCATTGTCTGCCGGTTTGGCCTTGGCCGATGTTATGGGCGTTTTGTCTGAGCAACCGAAACGCGAGGTTATCCTTGCCGCTCGAAACCGTGACCAAGCCCGCATTGCCTTTCAATTCATTGTCGGCTTTGTCGAGCGTCTGCCGGATGATCTGCAAGAGCAATTCACAATCCGGCGCGGCTCAAAACTGGAAGTCGAATTTAGCGGAAAAGGGGGTGGCATTGCCCGATGTATTGCCGCCGATGGCAAGTCGATCTTGGGCGGTGCGCCCACAATGTGCATATTGGACGAACGGGCCGCTTGGGAAAAGGACAAGGGCGACAATCTGGAAAACGCCATTCTGTCAGGGCTTGGCAAGCGCGACGGTCGGGCGCTGATTATCTCGACAAGCGCACCGGACGATAGCAACACCTTTTCACGCTGGTTAGATGAACCGCCCCCCGGCACCTACGTTCAAGAACACCGCCCCGACTTTGGCTTGCCTGCCGATGATCTGGAAAGCCTCTTGGTGGCAAACCCCGGCGCGAAAGAGGGGATCGGCTCGACACCTGAATGGCTGGTCGCCCAAGCCAAGCGGGCCATATCGCGCGGCGGCTCTGCGCTTTCGTCATTCCGAAACCTGAACCGAAACGAGCGTGTCAGCACCGAGGACAGGTGCGTTCTGGTGACGGTCGATGAATGGCTTGCCGCCGAGGTCGCCCCTGATGAACTGCCGGAACGGTCTGGGCCTTGCATTCTGGGCGTCGATCTTGGCGGGTCGCGGTCTATGTCGGCAGCGGCGCTATACTGGCCAGAAACGGGCCGTCTAGAGGCTGTCGGGACATTCCCCTGCAATCCGTCCCTTGCGGATCGTGGGGCCTCTGATGGCGTCTCTGGGCGCTATGTCGAGATGCAGGAAAGGGGCGAACTAACGAGCATGGGCGACACCACGGTTCCGGTCGGGCGTTGGCTTGCTGACGTTGTGAACATGACGGACGGCCAAGGCGTTGCCGCTGTCGTGGGCGACCGGTTCCGCCATGCCGAATTTGTCGAGGCCATGCGGGCGGCGGGCTTGGACCGTGTGCCGTTTATCTGGCGCGGTTTTGGCTGGAGGGATGGTGCGGAAGACATAGAAAGGTTCCGGCGGGCGTTGTTTGAAGGTCAGGTCAAGACGGTGCCGTCCTTGCTGCTGCGCTCTGCCTTTGCGGATGCGATCACGCTTGTGGACCCTGCGGGCAATCACAAGCTGGCCAAGGCACGGTCCCTAGGCCGGATCGACGCGGCGGCGGCATCTGTTATCGCGGTGGCCGAGGGGCAACGCATGGCGGCACGTCCAGCGGCAAAAGCACGGGTTGCGCAATGGGTCTAAGGTGGCAACGCCACGGCACGGCGATCTATCGGACACCACAATGGAAGGCCGTGCGAACCGAAGCCAAGCGGCGGGATGGCTGGAAGTGTATTAAATGCGGTTCACGAACGCGGCTAGAGGTCGATCATATCAAAGGGCTGCGCGATGGCGGCGATCCTTTCAATCTGGAAAACCTGCAAACGCTTTGCGGATCGTGCCACGCCAAGAAAACCCGAATTGAAATCGGCTTGGGCGAATTGGACCCCGAAAAGCAAAAGTGGGCGACTTTGCTGCGCATGGGTCTGACAAGGTAAAATTCCCTTATTCAATTGCAATTGAGGGAAACTAAATGCTTGAATCTGTAAAGCTGCAAAAGCGGCAAAGTGAAATCCGACAAACGCTTGCCGAACTGGCAGCGAAAGAAAGCCCCAATGAAACCGAAATCCGGTCGATGGGTGATCTGGATAAAGAATACCAAACAAACGAAACCCGCTACCGTGCCGCGCTTATTGCCGAAGACGATGAGCGGCGCGACGCCAAGAATGATCTTGAAACCCGCTCGGATCGGGAATGGTCCGACATGGTGGCAAAGTTTGAATTGCGCCAAGTTGCTTTGAACTTGGACGAAGGCCGCGCCCTTGACGGTGAGACCGCCGAAATCGTGCAAGAGATGCGCAGCACCGGCGGCTATCGCGGTGTGCCGGTTCCTTTCGAGGCGCTCGAACAACGCGCGGGTGAAACCGTATCGACGGGAACGCCTGACCCGATGAACACGCGCCCGATTATTGAGCGACTGTTTCCGGCCTCTGTGGCGGCGCGTCTGGGCGTTCAATCCATTAACGTGACCCAAGGGTCCGAAGCGTGGCCGGTGGCAACCTCTGGCGCTGTCGCGGGCTGGGCTGCAACTGAGGGCGGCAGTATTGGCGATGCGTCGGCCTTTGCGACTGCCGAGGCGACCCTTTCGCCGGATCAAACCCTTGGCGCTCATATGCGGATCACACGCAAGGCCATGAAGCAATCGGGCGCGGGTCTTGAAGCCGCAATCCGGCGCGACATGGCGGCAGCTATCGGGGCCGAACTGGACCGCGCGGTCCTGAATGGCAGTGGGGCCTCTGGGCAACCTCTGGGCATTGTCACGGGCGCGGCAACCTATGGGATCACGTCCACCGATATGTCGGCGGCGGCGGCTGAATGGTCGGCTATTCGTGGCGAGATCGTCGCATTCATGGAGGCGAACGCGATCAATTCGGCGGGCGCTGTTCGCTTGGGTCTGCCCCCGGCGCTCTGGTCTACAATGGACGACGCTATCCTGTCCGGCACGGATTCGACACAATGGGACCGGCTAGTGCGTCACGTTCCTGAAAGCAATATTGCGATCACCAACACGCTGGGCGCTGGCACGGCTATTCTGACGGCCAATGTCGGCGGCATGGCTCCGGCCTTTGTGGGCCTATGGGGCGGTGTGGACGTTATCCGCGATCCTTACAGTGACGCGCAATCGGGCGGGCTGCGCCTGACAGGGCTTGTCACGGCGGACGTGACCGTGGCGCGTGGCCTGCAAACCCGTATCCTGACCAACTTCGGCTAATCGGGTGACGGTGTTTCACGCATATGAAACCGGCGGGCTAGAGGTGCGGAAACGCGCCTCTGGTGCGCTCGAACTGGCGGGGCGGTTTCCATATAACCGGCCTGCCACCTTGTCCGATGGTGGGCGCACTGGTCGCCCCCGCAAGGAAGTCATTGCCTCAAGGGCATTTAATTACAGGGTGAACCGTGAAGACGAAGACATTCATTTACTTGTGGGCCATTCATATGACCGCCCTTTGGCATCGCGTGGGGCTGGGACTTTAAGCCTTGCCGATAGCGATGAGGCGCTAACCTTTGTGGCGCAGATCACGCCGGAAATCGCGGCCACGACCCATGGCAAAGACGCCTTGGCCATGATCGGCGCGGGCTTGGCGGTTGGCATTAGTCCGGGCTTTCGCATTCCGCCGGAACGGGCGGTCAAGAAAGCCGAGGAAGTGACAGAAGAAGACCCCGCCGAGGGCATGGCGCTGATCCGCACAATCTTTGCCGCCTTGCTTTACGAATTGTCGATTGTGACCCGCCCCGCATATCCCGAAGCGCAGATCGAGGCGCGATCTTGGGAAGTGACGGGCGGCGGGGTTCACGTTCCAGCCAAAAGGAACCCTTACGCATGGCGATAACACTGAAACAGGATGAGGCCATTCCTTCGGCTTATCCGACTGCCGAACAAGATGCGATCTGGCAACGGATCGAACACTATACCGCCTGCCGCTGGACCCCGCGCCAAGTCGTTTGGACGGTCGAGGGCGCGGGCGACTGGAAGCCGCTTTTAAGCCCTGCCGAGGTCACTCTGGTCGAGGAATGGCAGGGCGACGCATGGCAGGCCGTGGACGCGCCTGTGGGGCCGTATGGGCTGCGCTTTGACCGCGATAGCACTTGGCGCGTGACGGCAACCGTAGGGGCAAACACAAGCGCACCTGTGGCCGTTCTGGAAGCCGTGGAACGCCTTGCCGGATATTCTGCCGAAATTGGCAAGGCGGATGAATCCCACGGGCAATTGGTTAGCAATTCCATGAACCTAGGCGGCGAACTTCAACTCACGCACCGCTATGAACGGAACTGGACTGGCCGCGCTTTGCAGCTATCCGGTGCCGCTGATCTGCTGCGCCCATATCGGGGGATAAACAATGTGGCCTTTTAAGCAAAAACAAACACCTGTCGAGCAACGCTCAAGTGGTGGTGGATATACCCACGATCTAATGATGCACCGCGCGGCCTATGTCGCGGGGCGCACTGGCACGGGCGATCTGACCGCAACCGTGCAAACCTGTGTCGCGCTATGGGAAAGCGGCCTGTCGATGGCCGATGTAGACGGCACGTCAATTCTTGATCCGGTTTCGCTTGCCATGATCGGCAGGGCGTTGGCGTTGCGGGGTGAGGCGGTTTTCCTGATCCAAGAGGACGGGCTTGTCCCTGTTTCCGACTGGTCCCTGACAACGCGCAACGGCAAGCCCCGTGCCTATCAAGTCACCATTGCCGAGGCGGGCGGCGGTCGCACTGTCACGGCCTTGGCTGCTGAGGTGCTGCATATCAGGATCGGCAGCGATGCGGCGTCACCTTGGACCGGCACGTCCCCCTTGCGGCGGGCGTCCCTGACCGCTGGAATGCTGCATTCTGTGGAAACCGCTTTGGCCGAAGTCTATGAGAACGCGCCTATCGGGTCGCAGATTGTGCCATTCCCTGAAACCGCTGGAACCGACCTGAACGAATTGGGCGCGGGGTTCCGTGGCAAGCGGGGCCGCGTGTTGATGCGTGAAAGCGTCCAAGTCACGGCGGCAGGTGGTCCGGCACCGGCGCAAGACTGGAAACCCCATAGCACCACGCCTGACCTGAGCGGGGTTGCCCCTGCAACGTCCTTAGACGGGGCTAGGGCGGCGATCTGTGGCGTCTATGGCGTGTTGCCTGCGCTGCTGGACAACGCCACCACGGGGCCGCTTGTGCGAGAGGCACAACGCCACCTTGCGCAATGGGCCTTGCAACCTGTCGCGGTGCTGATCGGGCAAGAGGCTTCGGCCAAGCTGGGCCAGTCTGTCACGCTGGACGTGATGCGACCGCTGCAAGCCTTTGACGCGGGCGGACGTGCTAGGGCCATGGCGGGAGTTGTCGAGGCGCTGGCAATGGCGAAAGAAGCGGGCGTCGATCCGTCCGAGGCGGCAAGGCTGGTGAACTGGAATGGCTAATATCTATGACCGTTTCCAAGGCACCGCCAAGCGCCTCTTGGCTCAATATGCCACGGGCGACGTGGCGCGGCTGGTTATCACGCCTGTGCCTGCCGCCAATGAATGGGAACTGCCGACTGTCACCACGGAATCAATCGAGGTGGACGCCTTTGTCACCGGCGTTTCGGAAAAATATGCCGATGGTGAAAGGGTGATCTTGTCGGACCGCATGGCAATCGTTGCGGGTGACGTGCCGATAAGCGCGGCGGATAACGTCACGATTGACGGGCAAGGCGTCGAGGTGGTGCAGATCATTGCCGTGCCTGCCGCTGGCACCGCTGCAATCAAGAAACTGATTGTCAGGGGGTGACTTTGCGGTGGCGTTGCCGCTTGGGGTATAGTGTAAGGGCAAACGGCAGGGATTGTGTCATGTCCTAGCCTTTCGGTTGCTTCTTTCTTGGTTAGAAAGTCCGGACCCCGGCGCGGCTTCCTTCCCCGCGTCGGGTTTTTT